TGTCTGCTGTGGTCATATTACTTTAGTTCTACAAGCCGTTCTAGGCACCATTCTGGCCCAGCACGAGGCGGTTCCTATCTTTCCATAACTGCCGTCTTTCCTTTTCGAAGCTGATCCAGTCTGACCACCGCGGCGTCGCAGCCAACTCTGACATGTCCACCCTGTCCAAGAGCAGCAGTGCTCCGTGGAGGGTGTCTTCGATTTGCTCGCAGCGCTGCGGCGCCAGTGCGCACGCCAGGCACGGCCGGGCGGCAAGTTCGATGTTTTCCGCGCGGAGGCGGTCCACCTCGGCGGCGAGGTCGGCTTTGGTTGTCTCTGCTAGGTTCATTGTCATGGGTTGGTTGTCGGTTAGTTGCTGCAAAAACTTTAGAGGCTGTTGCGAAAAGCTGCGAGCCGCCTGCCTTCCTCGATTTGCTCGGGAGTCAATTTCACGTCGAGCATCACTCCGTTTTCTCGGGGGCCACCGCCGCCCCCCAAGGGCGGGCGAGTGGACTCCTCTTCTTTCCTCTCTACTACACCCGCTGCCGCTTGAGGCGGCGCGGTGTAGTTGTTTTTTGTTCTTTTCTTGCGACCCTGTGAGGGTTTCACGTCGTGACCCTGTGAGGGTTTCACGTGCTCACCCTGTGAGGGTCTGCCGTGACCCTGTGAGGGTTGGCAAATCGAGGCCAAAAAAAAGGCGTTCCGGGTTGCTCTTTTGGCTCCGTTCGAGCCCGAAAAGATGCGGATCAAACCCGCTTCTTGCAACTCTGGCAAGCACCTCGCGACCGTGTTTTTTGCGCACCCGACGTGCTCGGCCAACTGCTCGTAGGACGCCGGGAAGCGCCTCTTTTGGTCGAGTCCTGCCGCGCTTTGAAAGTGGGTCAGCGCGCAGTAAAGCGCGTAGGCGTTGATCCCGATTTGACCCGCTCGGGCGGCTGCGTCCCTCGCTTGCCATGCCCAGGGCCCCTCGTCTTTTGGTGTTTCGCTTCGTGGTTTCATCGTCTCTTTTTGGGTTGGTCGTCGTCAAAAACCGGCTTGTCGCACTGCAGCCACACCATGCCCTGGCGTTCCTGCTCTCGGCTGTGTTGAATCCAGATCCGGGACGCAGGTTCGGTCCCGTCAGCAGTTCGGAGCCCTGCCCTGGTTCGCCGTTTGGTCATTGTCAGCGAGCATGTCGGCGGGTCGCCCTCGGGAGCCTCCACCCGCTGCATCGTTGCAACCTCGCGCGCCCAGTTTGTCAGTGCGCTTGATCCAAACCCAGAATAGGCGAGGTCGGAGTCTGTGCGCGCGCCGTTCTCCTTGGGTTTTGGAAGGTGATGAATCAGACACATGACGCAGCCCGACTTGGCGCTGATGCGGTTTAGGCTGTTGCAAAATGCGGTCACCACTGCTTGGTCGCTCAAGTCGTCGCCCACGTAACACATCAGCGGGTCGATCCAGACTAGGTCAGGCTCATGCCGGATCACCAGCGCCTCGAGCACCCGCAAAAACTCAGCCCCGGCGTGCAGGTTGTCCCGGTAAAAAATCAGGTTTTGCCCAAGCATTACGCGGTCCTCCTGTGTCAAAAGCGCCTGCCCGGCCTTGTTGCGAGCAAACTTGCAGACGACCGATTGCAGTATCTGCGCCTGATCACCGATGTCATTTTCGGCCTGCACAATCAGGCTTTTAAGCGGCTTGATGGCTTTCATCCCAAACGTGCAGACAGCGCCGAAAACGTGTGTTGGGTCGAGCGCCCAGCCAATGGCAAGCTGCATAGTCAGCGAGCTTTTGCCGATCCCGCTTTGGGCGTTAAGCAGCAGGCTGCCCCCCTTACAAAGCCAGCGATCCCCGATTACAGTGTTCGGGTCGTCTTTGGTGTCGTAAGCCAGCAACGCCTCAAAGTCTGTCTGTACGATGTCGCCCAGCCCCTGCTCTGCGCTGGCAACCGCAACCGCCTCGCCCAGCCCCGTGACAACCTCTCCTGTCGGTTGTCCGGCGCTTAATGCATCCAGCGCGCTTGTCAGTTCGGCAACAAGCGCCCGACGAGCTGCCGTCTCACGAACTAAACTGCACCAGGACGACAATGGCGCAAACGAGGTTTGATTCCCAACTAGGTCAGAAACAGCTGCGGCCGAGATGCCTTGCCTGACCAGTCCATGAAAGACAGTGATGCCATCTAAAATTGTGCCAATGTCGGCTAGTTTGGCGACACCGGCAAAGACTGCCCCCAGTTGTGGGTTTCCAAAATCAGAAGCGCGCAACCCGGCCGCCCGCACCGCGTCAATGCTCAGTGCAGGCTCTGCCAATAATGCGCCCAGCACCGCCCGCTCAGCCTGCTCGGCTTGCGGAATGATAATGTCGCGCACGGTCAGAGCGCCTCTTGAAATACTCGCATCGCCCGCTGCTCTGCCGTCAGCGGGTCAGCTTCCAGCTTGGCTTCAAAGATTGCCGCAGCCTTTGCTAACAGCATCGTTTCCAGCTTGTTGGGGTCAATAGACGGTTGCCCTATGCGCCTAAAAACTTTCTCTACCTTTTCCAACTCGCCCGCAATCCGCTCCGCTTCGTCTCTCTCTTTTTTGTTCATCGGTCGTCTCTGTAAAATTGTGCGCGTTACTCGGATGCGCGCCCCCCGAATTGGTCAGCCTAGAACGGGATCTCGTCTGGCGCGAGATCGTCGGATGCTCCCGCGCTCAACGGAAGCCAGCGCTTGATTTCCAAATACGGCTTACCGGTTTTCTCGTTTACCCGGTCACCGTGGCCCAGTTCGACTTTGGCAAGCTTGTCAACGCACTCGTCGGCTTCAATGGTCAGCGTCTTTCCTTCGACCACCTTTTTCCCAATGGCGACGCCAAAGTCGGCGACGTTGCGGGCGTTTTTGGCCGTGAAGACTACCCACGCGGAGAACGTAAGCGCTCCGACTTTCACCTTGAGTTTCAGCATTTCGTTGCCTGCGCCGGAAACCGCCTCAACGGCGTCCTCAATGCGGGCAAGATGGATTCCCGGTTCAAGCATGGTGGACTCTGTGTTTTCTATTTTTAGTGATGGCATATGTTTTAGATGGAAAAGGCTGCAAAGAATCGTTCGGGAAATGCTACGGCCTGAGTGGCAATGTCGGCGGGAATGTCAAGGTACGTCTCGCCCGGCTTGATCCAACCGCGTTTTAGTGCTCCTGCCGTGATTTTTTCACGTTGAGCGTCTGACTTGTCTGCGAGCAACCGCTGCATCGGGTTGATCCGCTCGATGGCCTCAGGCAACGGCTGCGAGGTTGCCTCAATCGCGAGCGGTTCGGGTTCGGTCTGCACCTGAACCGGCGCAAACTCTGTCACCTCCTCCGGCGCGTAGCACCCCGACAACACTGCCGGGAAGATGCCGCGCACGGCTTCGGAGATGCACCTTGCCTTGAGCATTTGCCTTGGAAATTTCTTCCAAGTCGGGTTGCCCGTCAGCCCTGCGCGTTCTGCGTCTTTAATCGTCCAAGACACTTTGAGCGTCCCGCCCTGCGGATGCGAGAACGTGCCAGAGACGGATTCATGCGTGTACTCATGCCACTCTACCTTGCCACCAGCCTGCTGGAATCGTGCCAGCATGGCTTCGGACTTAAGCGACGGCTTGCCGTTGATTATGTGGTAATCGCGAGCGGCTTCGGCTGGATGCCTGCCCTCAGCTTGGCAAAGCAGGCCGAGCGCGAGAGCCTGCGCCGGGGTCTGGATGCCGAATAGTTTGGACTCGGCAATGGCCTGCGCCATTAACTTAGTTTGATCGAATGGAATAAGTTGCATGTTGTTCATTTGTTGTTTGTTAGCGTGCGCCCCGCTTCGAGAATTAACAAAGCGTCAGCGGTTTTCAGTGTAACTGAAAGTTTTGGGAAGAGAGCCTGTGCGCGTCCCTTAAGATGTGCTTTCCAGCGTGCCCCGTGCGTTTTCTTGTCGCCCAATCCCAGAGCGGCTTGCCACTTTTTGGGCGGCAGATACTCGATTCTGGCGCGGTAAGAGGCGAGCAGCCCTTCGATCCTGCCGTAGTTCCGAAACATGGTTGCCATGCTTGAACCACTCATCTTGCCGGTGAACTTAGGCAGTTCCTCCAAGAAGACGACCGGTGCAGTGTTCTCGCCAGTACAGAGGATCTCCAACTGCACACGCATGTCCCCAACAGTGCTTGGCATAGGCAACGCATGAACGCTGCCGTCGGTGTCTATGTAGGCAATCCCGCCGCCCACGCCTGGGTCGATTGCAATGTAGTTTTGCGTGCTCATTAGCTCAGTCGCATCGGCATCAGAGCATAATGGTACGCGCCCCCGTCGCGCACCACCGTTGCCTCGGTGCCGCCTTGGCCGAGGTCCACAAACAGTTCCGCGCATTTCAAACTGTCAAACGGCAGCCGCAAATAGTCCGGGTTGAACGCGACCTCGTACTTGTCGCCGTCGTACTGGCAGCCCAGCTTTTCACTAGCCTCGCCCACGTCTGCAGCCTTTGCCGACAACGTCACCTCGCCCGCCTCAAACGTCAGTCGCACGCTGTCAGCGCCCAGCATCGCTACGCGGTTAAGCGCGGCCAGAAACTCAGCGCGTGGAACGACTGCGCTGCTGTCAAACGTCGCTGGGATCACCTTGTCAACCTGCGGATAGACCCCTTCCATGCGCCGAGTCGTGAACGCCAGCGCTGGCTGCTCTACGGTCGCGACGGTCAGGTTAATTTCGTCAATTTCAATATCCACCGTGGTCGCCTTGCGCTTGAAGTTGGACAACCATTCCACCGCTTGCCGGTTAATGGGCGTGCGAATGTTGCCGCTGTTGCTGGCGTTAAGCGTCTCGCGAACCACTCTGCGCCCATCGGATGCGGTCAGCCGGATCATCTCAGGCCCGACGGATTCCAGCAGCGTTGAGCAGATCCCCCGCCGCGTCTCGTCGTCTGACATTGCAGGCGCGCACCGTCGGAGCACCGCTTGCAGCGCGTCGAGGTCCACACTGGTGACGGTCATGTTTGCCGCAGCCTGGTGCACGATGGGAAACTCTGAGGCGTCGAGGCCCACCAGTTTAATGCGGGAGGCGCCCGCGGTGATCGCGGCGCTGTGCCTCGCGTCGCCTTCAATGGTCACCAGCCCCGCCGGGAGCGTGGCGACAATGGCGGCAAGTTTGCGCGCCGGAAGCCCTAGGCGGCCCGGCATCTCAATCGTCGCCGGGACGGATTCGGTAAGCGATTCTTGCAGGTTGTTGGAAAGCAGCGTCAGCGTGTCGCGCTCTGCCACAAAAAGGACGTTGCTTGTCACCGGCAGCTGCCCGCCGCAGATGCGGCGAGCGCGTTCGAGCACTGCGTTTAAGTCGTGTTGTTGGATGTGTATTTTCATTAAAAAAGGACCGGTTGAGCTTCGATGTTGTTAAGGTTGGCAAGCGCCTGTTGCGCGTATTTTTCCTTCAATTCTGATCCGACAAATCTCCGGCCTAATGTCAAAGCGCCAACGCCTTCTGATCCGATGCCGGTGAACGGAGAATAAACCAAATCGCCAGGGTTGCTCCAAAGAGTGATGGCTCGCTCAATCACGTCCAATTGAAGCGGGCAAATGTGTTTTTCGTCGGCAGCGTCGCGTGCGATGCGATTGTTGAGCACTCGAGTCTGGTTAATATCCATCCAGACTGGAGATGCCCATTGTTGCCACTGGTCGAGCGGAAAATCGTCTTTTGTGTGAGTCACCGGATTTTCGTTCATGCGCTCGCCCCACTTGCGAAAGAGAATCAGGTACTCTGCCATGCCCATGCGGGTAAACTTGGAGTTTGCGCGAAGTTGCTTGTAAAGCAGCCCCTGAGCTTTAGTCCGCTGCATCTCAATCACTGGGTCTTTCCAAATTGTAATTTCGCAATGGTACGCCCATCCAAGTTTCGTGTGCGCTCGGATGATCTCGCCCCTAAAGTCCCGCATTCCGGCCATCCCGTCGCGACCTGCATAATTGACGAGGTTTTTGCAATGCACTGCGGAAAGACACCCTGGCTTTGTGATCCGCAGCTTTTCGGCAATGAGGAAACGATACTGTTTGAAAAACTCATCGTCGTCCTTGCAGTTGCCCATGTCTTGCACATCGTCGCTGTAAATGTAGAGGTTGGCAAAAGGTGGCGAATAAATTGAAAAGTCAATCGACTCGGATTCAAGTTGCGTTGCAACTCTGACACAATCGCCGTTGTAAAGCGTGTACCCATTGCCTTCTGTTTTTGGTGTTTCAATGTTCATTTTTAACTGTTTCTCTGGTGCGTTCCTCAACGCAACTGACGCTAACTTCATTCGCTCCTGCATTTTACGGTGTGCTTCAATCTTCTCTGCCACCGTTGATATGATCTTCTGTTCGTTTTTGCCGCTGATGATGTAGGCGTTGACCTCTTGGGTCTGACCAAATCGGTAGCTTCGACGCAGCGCTTGATAAAAGTCCTCAAATGAGTAGGAAAGCCCTACAAACGCCACATTTCGGCAGTGTTGCCAGTTCATTCCGAATCCGCAAATCGAAGGTTTTGAGATGATGACCTTTGCCTCGCCTTCCTTAAATGCTTGGATTTTTATCAGCTTAGACGCGTTTGTGTCTGATCCTCGCACCTCGACTGCGTCTTCAATCGCCAGCTTCAGCGCGTCGCTTTCGTAATTGGTATTGCACCAAACAATCCACGACTCGTTTGACGCGTTTGCCATTTCAGCGATGGCTTGCACCCTTGCCGCGCAAGAGATGCGCATTTCTTTGTGAATCGTTGTCGCGTTCAGTTCTGGAATGCGAAACAGGTCGCCTTCAGCGGCACCCTCTACATCGTCAACGTCTACAACGACCTGCTTTAGGTTGAGTTTTGGCAGGATGTATTTTGCGCCGTCAAAACCAATGTCTGCCGGGTTAGAAACGCAAGCTGCCCAGGTTCCCACCCAATCCCAAAAGTCACCTTCGGCGTGACCTTTCAGCCGGTAACTTCCAAAGTTCATCGTGTCGTTAATGAACCAGCGGCAGAGCATCTCGTTGGATGGCATGACACCCAAAAACTCGCAATGCTGCCCGAACTCCATGTAGTCGTTGGGAGCTGGAGTTGCTGTGCAGGCCAACCGATACGGCGTGTCTGCAAATGCCTGAGTCAGCGCAATTCGCGTCTTGCCAGTGTAGTTTTTCAGGATTGATGATTCGTCAAGAACGACGCCCGCAAAAGATGCAGCGTCAAACTTTTCGAGCTTTTCGTAATTCGTAATCCAGATTCCTGGGCGTGCGATTTCCGACTGAGATTCAACAACGTGCGCTTCAATGCCAAATCGTTTTCCTTCGGCGCTGGTCTGCTCCGCGACTGAAAGCGGTGTCAAAATCAAAACACTTTTGCCAGTGTACCTAAGTACCTGAGACGCCCATTCAAGCTGTTGAATCGTCTTTCCAAGCCCGCAGTCTTCAAACAGTGCGCACCGGCCTTTTCTAACTGCCCACTGCACAATGTGCGCTTGCCAGTCAAAAAGAGGTGCAATGATCGGCAAAGGCTCAAAGCCCGCGTCTTTCACTGTCTTCTGTTTTGAGATGATGTAGTCGTCGTAGTTCATTTGGCCTGCACTAGAGGTTGCTGCCCGATCTTTCTGGCTACGATGCTTTCCGGCAGCACTGCCCCCGCAGCACTCCAGAGAGCCTCGGCCTTTTTGACGCTCATCGAGCCTTGAGCCCGGATCGCGTCGCCTGCACCGATCACGCCGTTGGCTACAGCCTGGGCGAGGTGTTCGGCCTCGATGTACTCGGACGCACGCGGCTTTTGCAGCCTCCAGCCTGGTACCTTCTGCCCCGCTTCGAGCAGTTCGCGGGCCTTTGCTTTTGCTGCGTCTCTGAAATCGTCCAACGTCTGGCACGCGGCCAGAAACTGCCCGAGTCGGTCGGGATCGTTGAGCAGCGCGAGGAACCCCTCGTCCTGCACGGTTGGAGCCAAACCGGCAACGGTCACCAACGCCTTGTCCTTCGTCGCGACTCGAGCCGGACAGGTCAGCGATTTGCTGCACCAGCCGCAGTAATCGTTTTCGACGGGAGCGGTGCCGACGTTGGCGAGCACCTTGCGCACCAGCTCGTCTGCGGTCGTGTACGTCCAGCGATGCGTGACAACCTGGCGTTGGTCGCAGAATAACAGGTGCGTCGTCCATTCGCCGATGAAGTGTTCCTGCATCAGGCCCAGCGCGTAGGCTGCCATTTGCGCTTGGTAATCGTATATTTGCCCTGATTTCAGGTCGATTAGGAACCGGCCTCGCAGCGCAACGCCGTCAGCGGTGCCGCGATGCTCAATGCCCCCGGTGTGGATGCGGCATCGGTCCTCGTCTGTCACGAGGTCATGTGCGCCACCGAAACGGATACACTGGTTGATCGCCCATCGCACGGCTTCGGCGTCCTCCTCGGCCAGCTCCCAGTTGGGGAACTCGCCGGTAGTCCAGGCGTGCCGGAACGCCGCGTCTAGTTTAGTTCCCCGCTCGGCCGCAGGTGATGTGCCCGGCGCGCCCTCGTATTGGCCGCAAAGCGCGAGCTTTGGAAGTGCTGAATGTCGAATG